CTTCGCAGCCGTCTCCTCCTCGGAGGGCTACTACCGCGCCCTTCGCGCGACCGCCTACCCCTACGTCCTCTGGAGCTTCGCCTACCCCGAGAGCGGCCAGCAGACGATGGGCTACAAGGCAGACGCGGTGCTGACCGACTCCGGCGCCTTCACCGTCTGGCAGCTCGGCAAGTCGATCGACCTTGCCGAGTACATCGCCTGGTGCGAGACCCGGCGAAAGGAGGAGGGTCGCCGCCCCGACATGGTGCACATCTCCCTCGACGTGATCCCCGGCGAGCGCGGGCGAGCGCCGACCGAGAAGGAGGCCAAGGACGCGATGAGGCAGTCCCTCGCCAACGGCGACACCATGCGAGCGGCAGGTCTGCCGATCATGGAGGTCTACCACCAGTACGAGCCGGTCTCCCACCTGGAAGCGATCCTCGAGCGGATGCAGCCCGGCGACATCCTCGGCGTCAGCCCGCGCCAGGGTGCCGGCCCCTCCATGCACTCGCGGCTGCGCTTCTGCGATGGCGTCTTCGCCCACCTGCTCGATCGCTACGGCAAGACTCTCCCGAGGGCCCACGGCCTCGGCCTCACCTCCAAGCAGGCGGTGTTCCGCTACCCCTGGTGGTCGGTCGACTCGCTCTCCTGGGTCAACCCCGGCATCTGGGGGCGCGCGCAGACCCGTGGCGGAACCGAGGTGCGCGACCCCGCGATCAAGGGCCGCCCGCGCTACCGCGAGGCGAAGTGCCGAGAGGTGCTGGAAATCTGGAAAGGCTGGAACCGAGACCTGGATTCGCTCTGGGGAAAGCGAGGCGTGACGTGGCGGAAATGACCTTCGACAAGCTGGACGTACGCGAGGTGTCGGTCGCCAAGCTCGACCCGAACCCCTGGAACCCGAACCGGATGGACGACCGCACGATGGAGGCGACCCGCGAGTCGATCGCCAAGCACGGCTTCATCGCGCCCGTGACCGTTCGCGAGCACCCCGACCGCAAGGGCCGCTTCCAGATCATCGACGGCGAACACCGCTGGAAGGTGGCGCAGGAGATGAAAGCGGCGGCCGTCCCCGTCGTCGTGATCGCGGCCAGCGATGTCGAAGCCAAGAAGCTGACGATCATCCTCAACGAGACGCGGGGCCAAGCCGACACCGCCGAGCTGGGAATGCTGCTCGCCGAGATCCGACCCGAGCTTGGGGATGAGCTCGGCGTCGGCCTGCGCTGGACCGAGAGCGAGCTTGACTCGATCCTCGCGGTGGCACAGGACGACTGGAGCAGCTTCGACCCCGACGGCCTCAACGACACTCCGCCAGCCGACGGGGACTTCACCACGCTCCAGATCCGGGTGCCCGACGACTTCCTGCCCCTCTGGGAGCAAGCACACGAAGCCATCGGGGAGGACGCCGACCTCGACCCCGACCGTCGCGTCGCCAACGGTCAGGTCGTCATGCGCGTCGTGCGATCCTTCCTGGGAGAGAAGGGATGAGCGATGTCCACGAAGAAACCGCCGCGCAAGCGCAAACGCCAGCCCGCCCGCAAGGTGCCGCTGATCCTGCACAAGCGGACCATCACCGTCGAAGGCGAGAAGGTCGAGACGACGGTGGGCGATGTCGTCGTGCGCGCGTGCAGGCTGGGGGCCTACCGCTCTGAGGCTGCGGCGGCTGCCGGGATCAGCCGACCGAGCATCCACAACTGGCAGCGCCGTGGCGAAGACGCGATCGCCGCCGCGCAGGAGCACATCGAGGACGGCGAGCAGGTCAAGCCCGAGGAAGTGCCGGAGGCCGACCGTCCCTTCGTGGAGTTCGTTTACGCTCTTGAAGAAGCGGAAGCAAACGTGGAGGTCACGCTGGTCGGGATCATCCGCACCGCGTCGCTCAAAGACTGGAAGGCGGCGGCTTGGCTGCTCGCCCGCAAGTTCCCCGACCGCTGGGGCGTCCGCGAGCCCTCCGACTCCAGTGCCGGCGGCTACAACCTCGCCGACCTCGAACGGCTCATGGACGAGGCGGTAGCTGACGAGGGCTCCTAGTGCCGGCGACGGGCTTTAGGCCGGGGTCGCCGCGAGCGAGGTTCATCCAGCGCGCCCGCAACGATCCGGTCTTCTTCATCGAACGCCTGCTCGGTCGCGAACTGTGGTCGAAGCAGCGCGAGATCGCCGAGGCGGTCGCCAGGTACCCCCGCGTCGCGGTGCGGGCCTGCCACGGCCCGGGCAAGACGTTCACCGCCGCCGCGATCGTGCTCTGGTTCCTGCGCCAGCCCGAAGCCCGTGTCGTCACCACGGCCCCCACCTGGCGGCAGGTGCGCTCCCTGCTCTGGCACGAGATCAACCAGCTCTACAACGGCGCGGCCTTCCCTCTCGGCGGCGTCTGCCTCCAGCACGAACTGCGACTCCCTGACGGCCGCTACGCGATCGGGCTCAGCACGAAGCCCGAGGACCCCGAGGCTTTCCAGGGGCACCACGCCAAGAACATCCTGCTCGTCTACGACGAGGCGAGCGGGATCGAGCAGCCGATCTTCGACGCCGGCGAGGGCTACCTGACCACGGCCGGCGCGAAGACCCTGCTGATCGGCAACCCGACGCAGCCCAGTGGCGAGTTCTACGACGCCTTCCACCGCAACGAGGGCTATCACCGCATCCACATCTCCTACAAAGACCTCCCGGCGTTCACCGGGGAGGCCGTCTCAGACGCGGTAGCTGACCACCTGACGGGCCGAGAGTGGGTGGAGCAACAGCGCAAGCGCTACGGAGAGAACTCGCCCGCCTTTGCGGTCAAGGTGCTGGGCGACTTCTCCGAGGAGTCCGACGACACCGTTTTCGGGCTGAAGGGGGTCGAGAACGCGCAGGCCCGCGACCTCAGCGCCGAGGTGGCGCCGGACGGGCAGCGCGTGGTCGGCTGCGACGTGGCGCGCTTCGGCTCCGACAAAACGGTCGTCTCGCTGCGCGAGGGCAACTGCGTCCGGGTCCGCAAGGTGTCCAGCGGCCACGCCACGACCGAGACGACTGGCTCGATCATCGTCCTGACCAAGGAGGTCCGGGAGGCGACGCCGCGCGCTCCCATTCGGATCGTGGTCGACGACGCCGGAGTCGGCGGCGGCGTCACCGACCAGGTGCGGGAGAAGCTGGTGCAGGAGCGGCTGGTCGGCGAGGGCGTCACGGTGGTCGCCTTCAACGGCGCGGAGTCCGCGATCGAGAGCGACCAGTACCCGAACGCCCGCAGCGAGGCATGGTTCCGCGTAGCGGAGATGATCGACGAAATCGACTTGCACCCGGAGAAGGACGAGGAGGGCGCGCCCGATGAACGCGGTGCTGACCTCGGCGCTGACCTGCTCGCGCCGAGGTACAAAATCAACAGCCGAGGCCAGCGTGAGGTCGAGCCGAAGGCCGACACGAAGAAACGGCTCGGTCACTCGCCCGACCACGCCGACTCGGTGCTGCTCTGCTTCGTCCCCGAGTCCAGCGAAGGCTTCGTGGGGGTCTGGTGAGGCGAAGCTGGCCGGCATGGGCGCTGCTCGTCTGGGGGAACCTGGCCGAAGCGACCAACCCGACTCCGGCCAACCCGCTCGGCGAGTCGTTCCGGCTGCCCTTGCCAAGGTCCGGTGCCGATGCGACGGTTTGGCGATGAGGAAGACCACGCTGCTCACGATCGCCCTGTCCCTGGCGCTGGCCGCGCCCGCTGCCGCCGCGCCCTTCACGCCTACGCTCAACGCGGACTTCGCCTTCGCCGCGAGATGGTGGGCCTACCAGCCGACCGGCTGCTCGAGTCTCACGCTCGAAGTGCTGGCGCCAGACGAAATGCTGAACCCCGGCGCCGCCGGTGAGGCGACCCAGCCCGAACCCGTCGATGCCATGCCCTGCTTCGTGCACATCGCCTGGGAACCGCGGAGGTCGAAGTGCTCGACGCTGGAAATCGTGCTGCACGAGTACGGGCACCTGCTCGGCCTCGGCCACTCCTTGAACCCCGCGAACATCATGGCCCCGCACCTGCCCGGGCGGATCTGCTGGCGCCAGCTCGTCAAGTTCAAGCGCGACCGTTTCCTCGCGGTGGTTCGTCGCTGCCGCGCGCACTTCGTCCGCACCGAGCATGAGCGGGAAGCCTGCGCCTGGCGGATCAGAGAGCGGCGCTGGGAACTGGAAGGGACGCGGCGCGGCGAGCCGCATCAGACCGCGCTCGCGGCTGGGACCTAGCCCGGCCAGACGGTAGGGTTCCTACCCCCGAGAAGGAAGGAGCAGCATGGCTACTGAGGCGACCCGCGTTCGGGTCGAATACCAGGTTCCGGTCAGCGCGTTCGTCAACCTGGAGACCGGCGAGGTGGAGAAAGTCGTCGTCTGGGACGAGGAAATCCGACCGCTCCCACGGCGCAAAAACAAACCCGACGTGATCCCCGACGACGACCAGGACGGCGGCAAGGTCAGCGACAAGACCGCTGAGCGCGCCAGGGAGATCGCCAACACCGCTGAATGGCCCGGCTGGAGGCTGGGGGCGTGATTGACAGGACCGCCGCAGTCGAAGTGCGCGGTGCGCCGCTCTCGACCCGGGCCGGCGACACCTTCAACCTTGGCGGCATCGAGTGGGTCGTCGGCGAAACCGAATGGAAGTCGGGGATGGGCCGCGTCGTCGTTGCCTGGCTGATCCCGCCGCTCATGGCGGTGCTCTACCACCTGCGGTTCCGCGGTCGGGTCGAAGGACGCGAGCGCCACCTGACTAGCGAGCAGCTTCCCTGTCACGACCCGCCCGTTGCCTGGCACGTAAGCGACCACCCCTACGCCAACATCGGTATCCCCGTCATCGCCTGCCCAGGGGTGAGCGAGGGCAGCGTGAAGGTGCTGGCGCCCGGCGGCTACATGGACCCCGCGCCGGTCGTTCTCGATGGCGAACCAGGGAGGCGACCGTGAGCACCGTCCCAAGGTGGATCGAGGTCCGCACCCCGGGCCTTACGCGCCGTTACCTGATCGACTACGACCGGATCTACAACCACCGGATGACGTGGGAGGCGTACTGCGTGGCGGGTGCTCACGGGATTATGTCGCTGCGCGCCAAGCTGATTGAAGACGCGATTCTCGATGGCCACGACCGGATCGAAGTGCAGGTTGAGGGCGACAGCACGACCGTCCACTTCTGCCCTGACTGGTTCTCCGAAACGCGGGCGTGGCTCCGAGTGTGGTGGGCGCGGCGTCGCCACCGCCGGTCGGCACCGCCTCCACCACCGCCGCGTGACCCGGGCAAGCCGACGCGATGATGCGCGTTCCGCTCAAGCTCGGAGGCGGGAAGGTCGTCGGATACGCAGAGGTCGACGAGGAGAGGGGGAAGGTTCACGCCACGGTCACGGACCCGGTTGCGGCGGCTGAGCTCGCCGCGAGCCTGACCGCTGATGTAGGTGCGTTCTCGATCGCCGGCACCGTGCGCCCCCATGAGCCGCCGGTCAGCGATCGACCGAGCCACCAGGAGGCGAGGCGCAATCAGCTACGCGGTACCTGCGGTGGCACCCGCTGGCGCTACCTCGGTGGCGACTGCATGGGATGGTGGGAGCCCTGCAAGGGCTGCAAGGAGTGCGAACCGTGAAGCCCGACCACCCGGCGTGGTGCCGCTGCAAGGGCTGCGAGGCCCGTGACCGGGCGATGGAAGCCGAGGCGCTGAAAGGCGTGCCGGTGCAGGAGCCTGAGCCGCCGCCACTGACGGCGGTGGAGCTTCACGACCTGACCGGCGAGCCGCTGCCCTACCGCGACCACGGCGACCACAAGCGCGAACTCGAAGAGAAGCGGATGCGCGAGGCCGAGGTGATCGAGCGGTGAGCGCCACCATCACCGGGGTCGCCTGGCTCATCGTCGTGCTGGAGGTCGACTTCATCGTCTTCACCGGACTCCTGCGGGCGATCGAGTCGGTGCTGTGAGCCGCCGCGCCCGCAACCTGAAGGCCCGCCGTGCCTTCACGACCACGATCAAGCGCCCCAAGTCCAAGCTCTGCGAGGCCACCGGCAAGCTCGGGTACAAGACCCGCGAGGACGCAGTTGCCTCGGTCGCTGAGTTCTCCCGTCGGGAGCACTACCGCCCGCAGCGGATCTACCCCTGTCCCTTCTGCCACCGCTTCCACACGACCTCCGAAGTGAAGCCGTGAAGCGGCTCAAGCTCTACCCGAACACCCTGGGCCTACTGCTGGGCTGGCTGAGCGGCGCGCTGCTGGCCGCGACAGTAGGACTCTGGCCCTGCCTGCTCCTCTGGGCTGTCGTGGCCGCTGTCGCGCTGATAGCGGCTTGACCTGAGCCGACCGTTCCACGTGAAACGATGGTCGTCGTCGGGGCTGCCTCCTCGGCCTGGAGTGGGAAGCCGCCGGGACCGCTGACGACCCGGCGGCGACCGCTCCGTCCTCTACCTTCTCGGAACGAAGCAGTTCACGAACTGAAGGGAGACGCCGATGATCCTGCTGGGCCTTGGAGCAATTCTCGTAGTCGTGGGGGCAACCGTCCTCGCCGATGAGTGGCGACGGGCCGGGACCCAGAACGCTCGGATCAACGGAGAGGGCCTGCGGGCGGAGGCGGTCGCTGCCGCTGCCGTTCTCCTGGGCCTCGGGGTGGCGATTGCGTATGCCGGTGTCAGCGCGTGAGATCGCCGAGGCGTATCCCCTCCTCTTCGACCCTCGCGTCCTGGAGCTGATCCGTGGCGAGGAAGAAGCGGAGGAGGAAGCAGACGAGGACGCCGAGCGCGCCGCCGGCAAGCTGCGCCGTGAAAAGGTGCGACCTGCTCGCGCTCGAGAGGCACACCGGCCCCGCCGGGGTCGTGTGGCTGTGCGGTAGGTGCGGGATGAGCGCGCGCCTGAAGCTGCGAGCCGAGGTGATCGGGGAGGAAATCGCCGACGCGATCGCGGCGCCGTTCAAGCGCCTGGCCCTCTTCCGAGAGGAGCAGCGTCGCCGGATCTACTCGTGACGACGCAGCGACAGGCTACGCTTCCGCCATCGCCGCACTGGCACGTCTGGCACATCGACCTCGAGAAACCGTCACGGTCAACCTGCGCTTGCGGCAAGGTCAGGCAGCACAAGCCCATCCCCTGGAGCGACAGTGAGGCGACACCGAAAGAGAAGCGTCGAGCGAAAGCCGGACGCAAGGCCAAGCAACCTCCCCGGGTTCCGAGGGAGCTACCACAGGGGCGGGGTGCTGCCGAGCGGGAGCCTGCCCAAGGTGGAGGGGTGCGTGGCAAGGGCAAGCGCGAGTGGAAGTGGGGGCCGCGTGGATAAGGGACGAGCGTGATCGTCACCGCGCACCAGCCGGGCTACCTGCCGGGCACCAGCGTCCTCGCCAAGGTCGCGCACGCCGATGCCGTGGTCTGGCTCGACGACGTGCGCTTCACCACGCCCGGCTTCGTCAACCGCAATCAGCTCCCCGACGGCACGTGGCTCGCGGTCCCAGTCGAGCGCGAGAGCCACCGCAGCACGGTTCGCGAGGTGACGATCGGGCATGACGGTGGCGGCTGGCGCACCGGGCACGACCACGCTCTACGCGAGCGCTACGCGCACCTCGAACACTTCGACCCTCGGATCACCGCTGTCCTCGACGGGCCCTTCGCCGCTGCTGGCGAGCGCCTGGTCGACCTCAACCTCATCCTGCTCAGTCACATCCTCGACGACCTCGGACTGACGCCACGCGAGTTCCGACAGAGCGACTACCCTTCGCCGGGTGGCGACCTCTCCTCGAAGCTCGTTCGGATGGTGAAGGCCGTGGGAGGGACCGCCTACCTGAGCGGGCCGACGAATCGCCTGGACCCTGACCGCTTCGAGCGCGAGGGGATCGAACTCCTCTACTTCCGCTATGCCGGCGAGAACCCGAGCGTGGTCGACCCTCTCTTCCGCACCGGCCGACTCCCGACCGGCCCGATGCAGGAGGTGAATGTTGCGTAGCATCCTGCTCGACCGGCTGAAGGCGACGGCGTTCGCCGGGCGGACTCCACAGTGGGGCGGCGGGACTGGTGCCTACGGCCAGCGCTCGCCCTACGAAAAGCGCGTCGATTTCGTCCACGGCTTCCGCGACCGCGTGTGGGCGAACCGCTGCGTCCGCTACATCGCCACGCAGTCCTCGCAGGTGAAGCTCCAAGTCCGCCGTGGCGATCAGTGGACCGACGAGCACCGGCTGATCGACCTGCTCAAGCGCCCCTGTCGGCGCGACCCGGCGATGATGTTCTTCGAGTGGTCGATCCAGTGGGGGGAGATCGTCGGCGACTGGTTCTGGGAGATCGTCCCGTCGATGGACGGCGGGATCGCCGAACTCTTCCCGCTGATGTCTCACCTGGTCGAAATCAAGCCGGGCGAAGGCGGCCCCGGCGGCTTCGTCTACGACCGCGAGCAGAACGGGGTCGACGTTGTGCAGTATGGAGTTGTCGACCTCGCCAACCCGAAACCGATCGGCGAGAAAGGCCAGCCGCTCGCGATCTTCGGCCGTTGGCCCAACCCGCTCGACGACCTCTACGGGATGGCCCCGATGCGGGCGGCGAAGGACTCGATCGTCTCCTCCTACTTCATGGTCCGCTACGACCAGCGCTTCTTCCGCAATTCGGGGCGGCCCGACATCATCGTCGGGTTCGAGAAAGCCGACGCCGAAGCGATGAAACAGAACAAGGAATCCTGGGACGACTTCAAAGGAGTGGAGAACGCCCACCGCGCCGCGATCTTCAAGGGCAAGCCTGACATCACCGTCCTCTCCCGGAACCCGAAGGACATTGAGTACGAGGCTGGCCGGCGCCTCACCCGCGAGGAGGAATGCGCCGCCTTCGGTGTGTCGCCGGTCCTCGTCGGCGACCTGACCAGGGGCACCTACAACAACCTCGAGAACGCGGAGCCGCAGTTCTGGAAGCAGACGATGATCCCGAAGCTGGCGTACTTCGCCGCCTGGACGAACGCGGTCCTGCTCCCCTTCTTCCCCGACATCGACGAGTTCGGCTTCGCGGTCAGCGATGTGCCGGCGCTCGCCAAGGCGGAAGGCTGGCGTGCCGAGCGCGCCGCCCGTGAAGTGCGCGAGGGGATCATCACGCCAAACGAAGCACGGGAGCGCTTGGGCCTGGAGGAGCTGGAGCAGGAAGGCATGGACGAAATCTGGATGCCGACCAAATCGCGGCCGATGAAGGAGCTGCTGCGGGCCGAACCCGAACCGCACCTGGAGGAACAGCCGCCGGCCAAGCAGGCGAAGCCCACGGTCACAAGGGACTCACCGCTGCCGCTACTCGTCACGAAGGCCGATGAGGCTGCCGACTGGCTGCGCAACGCGCTCGAGGCCAAGCTGCGCTTCGCCGCCAGGGCTCGCACCGAAATCACCTCGCACTTCGCCGCTCAGGAGAAGGCGATCATGGAGATCGTCGAAGGGCAGGAAAAGCAGGACGAGGTTGAAGCGCTGCTGAAGGAGTACGGCTGGAAGGAAGACGACGAGCGCTTCCGCGAAGTCGTCGAAGCCATGCGGCTCGGGCTGGGCGAGAAAGCCTTCGAGATAACCGCAGCCGTGCTCGGCGACCACACGCCGACCGAGGGCATTCTGGAGACGACGCTGAAGGATCTGGCCGACCGCGAGGACGGCATCGGCTCGGTCAGCGGCCGGGTCAAGAAGGAGGTGCTGGAGCAGGTGAGCAAGGGCCTCCAGCACGGGCTCACCTACCGCCAGATCGCGCAGGGCGGCACCTTCACCTCCGGGATCGCGGGTGAGGGCGATGTGACGATCAAGGGCGTCCAGGGCGTCTACGAGGAGTACAAGACCTGGCAGGGGGAGCGGATCGCGCGCACCGAGGCGGCCGTCACCTTCAACCGGACCAGCGCCACGCTGATGCGCGACGCGGCGATCACGCACGTCGACATCGCCGACGGTGACGAAGACGAGGACTGTGCGCTCGCCAACGGCTCGCGCTGGACCCTCGCCAAATACGAAGGCAACCCAATCGGGCATCCGAACTGCACGCGGATCGGGCTGCCAGTGATCGAACTCAGCGAACCGTCCTAGACGCATGGCAATCTGCCCAGGAGGAGACCGATGACGCCCACCGCCACCGCCACCCCGCCAAGCCGCGAGGCCGCGACCAGGGAGCACCCCCGCGAAGCCAAGTCGGTCTTCCCGATCACGAAACTGAAGCTGGAGGAACCGCAGGCCGACGGCAAGCGCCGGATCGAAGGCTACGCCGCCGTCTTCGGCAACCGGGATGCCTACGGCGACATCATCATGCCCGGCGCCTTCGCCGACTCACTGACGCGGCGCGAGGTGAAGGTGCTGTGGCAGCACTGTACGCGCGAACCGATCGGCTTGCAGGAGTCCGCGGTCGAAGACGATTTCGGCTTGGCCGTAATCGGGGCGCTGACCAACACGGATCTCGTCACCGGCACCGTAGTCCCGCTGCTCACCGACGGCGTTATCTCGGGGCTGTCGATCGGCTACAACGTCCTCGAAGAGGACTACGACGGCGACCTCGAAGCCTGGCTGCTCAAGGAGATCGAACTCTTCGAGTGGTCGCCGGTCACGTTCCCGGCGAACGAGCTGGCGACCATCTCAACCGTGAAGGAGTTGGGCAACCGGCGTGAGGAGAACGCGGCCCGCGTCGAGCGCCACGCCAAGACCTTGATCCACCTCCTCGGGGAGGACGGCTACTTCTCGAAGTCGTCTGACCGACGGGAGGCGCTAGACTCCGACCAGCTCGCAAAGCTCCACTCACTCCTCGGGGGCGTACTCCCTGGAGACGGAGCAACTTCGGGGCTCAACTCGAAGTTGATCGAGGCGATCTACCAGCGAGGCGCCAACGACATCCTCAACCTTCTCGGCATCGAGAAGATCGACTTCCAGGAGGAAGATCAGAAATGAGCCCCGTAGCAGTCCCCTTCGCCGCACTCGCCGCCTTCGCGCTGCTTGCCGTCTGGCTGGCGCTCGAACCACTGGGCCGCCTCCCACGTCTTCGTAGCCACCGGAACTTCACCCTGGCGCGAAAGCTGCGGCTCCCTGACAGAGGGGCGATGATCTTCATGCCGGCGATCTGCGGTGCCGACGGGTCCACCGACCTGCTCGACCCCGACGCACTGGAGCTGACGGAGGGCGAGAAGGTCGAACTTCGCAAGGCGAGTGAGGCAACGCAGGAGCTTCGCGAGAAGCTGATGGAACGCCTGAAAGAGAAGATGAAAGGCCCGGTTGACGAGGGCGACAAGCAGGAGATCGAACGGCGCGAGAAGGAGCTCGGCAAGCACGTCGACACCCTGATCGGTCTCGCCGCGAAGCAGGAGTCGACCGAGCTGAAGGACTTCAAGGCCGAGCTGGATGAGCGCTTGGAGCGCTTCGAGGCCCAGATGAAGGACATGGGCCGCCGGCCGATCGGCGCTCCCCGTGCCGGCTCGCCGGTCACGGTCGCCAAGGCGGACGCCTACGAGGGCGACAACCTCTTCATGGACATGGTCAAGGCCAAGAAGGGCGACTACGAGGCGGGCCAGCGCGTCAGCGAGTACGCCGAGAAGTTCCACGGCCCTGACAAGGCGAAGGCGTGGGCTCAGGGGGAACTCGAAGAAAACGACCTGATCCTGCCCGACGTGCAGGCGGCGCTGCCGTTCCTGCGGGCGCAGGCGCGGGCGACCGCCCTCTTCCGCGAGCTGCGGACCAACGCCCCGTCCGTGACCTTCCCGGTCTACAAAACGGGGCTGAAAGCCGGCGTCGTCAAACACGGCGAAAAAAAGCCCGAAGGCGAACCGACCTTCGACCTTCGCGTCGCGGAAGTGTTCACGATCGCCGGGATCTCCGACATCCCGAACCCGCTGCTCGAAGACTTCCCGGCCGCTCGCGGCTGGATCTCCTCGGAGCTGGGCTCGGTGACGGGGGCCGAGGTCGAGACGCTGATCCTCTCCGGCGACGGCGAAGGCGAACCGCTCGGTCTCTACGTCAACAAAGAAATCCCGACGCGCAAACTCACCGTGGTCGAAAAAGCCTCGGCGGGGCGCAACATCGTCACCTCCGTCTTCCGGGGTGCGCAGCAGGTACGGATCGAAGGCTTCATGGAGCCGACCGACGTGCTGCTCAACCCGGCGGTCTGGACCGACGTGGCTCTCTCCTGGGAGGACAACGTCGGCTTCCTCTACTCGCCGCCGGTCAGCTCCACCGCTGGCGGGTCGGCCGAAAATCCGCCCGAGCGGATCTTCGGGCTGCCGGTCACGTGGTCGTCCTACGTGCCGCTGGACGAAGGGAAAGAAGAAGACGAAACGAGCGTCGTCGTCGGCAACTTCATGGACGGAGTTGTCCTCCGGCGCGCGCCCTTCCGCATCGACGTAGACACGTCGGTCGGGTTCAAGACCAACATGACCTCGTTCCGGGGCGAGGAACGGATGGGCTTCATCGTCGTCCGCCCGAAGTCCTTCGTCCGGGTCACGGGCGTCAAACCGTCGCCGGTAAGCGAATAGGCTGGGGAGCCTGATCGCTGATGGCTGATAAGCCGAAGCGGAACAAGGCCACCGCTCCCTCCCGCAACAAGCGGGGGGGGCGGGGTCCGGTTCGCACCCCGACGGAAGCTGCGGCGACGGACTCAGCCGGGCCGCAGGAACGGACTCCACGACGCGGCGCGGCTCTCCGTCAGGGCCGCCCCGCCACCGCCGAGGAGTCCCGTGAGCGCCAGGAGCGGCGCGCCCGCGAACGGCAGGAGGAAGTTGAGGCCCAGCGCGCGGCCCGCTTCGCCCGGGAGCCGCAGGGCCGCGCCGGCCACCGGCACCGTGCTCGCCGCCGCGACAGGTAGGGGCTCATGCCGCTCTCGAAATACGAGCGCAACAACCTGCCGAAGGCGTGGCGCAACGAAGCGCCGACCAAAGCCGCTGGCCTCTTCGTGCAGCTTCACGTCGGCGACCCTGGCGACGACTGCACCGCGAACGTCGCCAAAGAATCGAAACGCAAGCCGATCGCGCTCTCGGCGATCGAAGAAGGGTCCGTGACCAACACGGGCGTCCTCGAATGGGAAGGCGTCACCGCCACCGAGAAAGTCACGCACGTCTCGGTCTGGGACGCCGAAAAAGAAGGCAACCCCCGGATCTACGGCGTCGTGACGGTCGAAGGAGGCGTCCAGTTGACCAAAGAACAGGACGCTCGGATCAAGGCCGGGAAACTGAAATTCTCGCTGGTCTAGGAGGCGCGGGCGATGCGCTTCCCGCTGCCAGCACATCCCACCGCGAACCCTTCGGCGACCGCCGCAAGGTTCATTACTCCGCACGGGATCATGGCCTGGGCGACCAGCGACGTGAACGGTCGCCTGCCGCTGCCGGTCAAATGCGAAGTGCGCAAGCTGCGGGTCCAGCTCGCCTCCGCGCCCGGCGGCACGACCGCCTGGATCATCGAGCTATACGTGAACGGTGCCGCTGTCGAAGGGGCGAAAATCGAAATCAAAGGAGGAGCCACCGAAGGCCAGTGGGTCGGCGTCCTCAAACTCGCGGCTCAGGACAATCTCTCGATCCGGCTGACTCCGGTAGGCGAACCGGCGGTGGCGAGCGCCGGGGCCGGCTCAGCCTTCACCACCACCTTCGAGACCGAAGGCAACGTCTTCTTCTTCGGTGCCGGCGGCAACCCCTCCGTCTCCAACGCCGAAGCCACGAACAACTTCCCGTACGGGATCAACAGCGCCGCCTGGCTGGCGGGCGGGGAAGAATTTCAGGTACGCGCGCCGATCCCCGGGAAATTCAAACTGGTCGCGCTGGCCGCTGACCTCTCGGGCTCTCCGGGCGCGGCGAAAAGCTACACCGTGGCGGCGAGGGTCAACGGGGCCACCAACGCCCTGCCGGTCAAAATCGAAGGCAGTTCTGCCGCCGAGGGGCTGGCCACCGGCTCCGTCCAACTCAACCCCGGCGACACGCTGCTCCTCCGCTGCACCCCGGCAGGCACCCCCACCGCCCGCTCGGTCAGGGTCGGGATCGCGGTCGAAGCTGAAAACCTGGGCGAAACCTTCGCGCTCGGTGCCAACTTCAACACTGAGTCCGCCACCCAGATCAACTACACCTACGTCGACACGCTGCGCACCGCCGCCTGGTCGTCCGGCCACGCGGGCATCTGGCAGCTTCGCCCGAGTGGCCTGACCTTCAAGAACCTCTACGTCGAAATCGGCAGTCCCCCTGAAGCCGGGAAGGGGCGTCTCTACCAGTTCACGATGAAAGAAGTTCCGCAGCCGCTTGAAGTGGAAATCAAAGGGGCCGCGACCAAAGGCAGCGACACGACGCACTCCTTCGTCACGAATGGCGAACGCCTCGACTTCCGCAGCTTCCCCCTGACCTCGCCGGCCATTGACTTCTTCGGTGCCCACTGGGGCTTCGTCGTCATCGTCCCGCAGCCAGCGGAGATCGAGGCGAACCTGTCGGGCTCGGGCTCCCTTGCCGTCGACCTGCGCGATGTGGCCTCGATCGCAGCCAACATCGGCGGCAGCGGCGCGCTCAACGCCGGCGCGGACACCCCCGCGAACCTCAGCGCGGCGCTCAGCGGCTCCGGGAACCTGGAGGCAGGGGTAGACACCCCCGCCAGCATCGCGGCCCACCTGAGCGGCGCAGGGAGCCTCAGCGCGGACCTGAGCGTCCCAGCGCTGATCGAGGCATCCCTTGAGGGCTCCGGGGACCTGAGCGTGGGTCTGAGCGCCTGCGCGGACCTCAGCGCCTCCCTGAGCGGCGCAGGCGAGCTGTCGGCGGGTCTGGAAGTGCTGGTCACGCTGATCCCCGGCCACGGCGTCGCCGGCCAGGGAAGCGCGAACCGCGCCAATGCCGACGTGGCCTCGAGCGGCAGCGCCTCCGCCGGGGTCGGCGCGGGCGGCAGCGCGAGTGCGAAAGTGACGGGGAACGGATCGGCCATAATCGGCGGCGAGAAATGAAGCGAGGCCAGATCGCCCATATCACGCTCTCCGAAGTCAAGAACGAAGCTGGCGATCTCACCGACCCGACCAAACTCACGCTGGAGATCGAGCAGCCCAGCGGCGAGGTCACGGTCTTCACCTGGCCCGAAGACGCGGAGATCAAACACCCCTCGACCGGCAACTTCTCCTACAACCTCAACCTCGCCGAATCTGGGATCTGGGAGGCGCGCTGGTTCGGGACCGGCGCCGTGCAGGTCGCCGAGACCGTTCAGTACGAAGTCGAACCCGACGCCTTCGAGGGGCCCAACGGCGCGCTGGTCACGCTCACCGAGGCCCGCACCTACCTCGGCGTCGGCGAGAGCGACAAGCCCACCGGGCCGTTCCTGCGCCAGGTGATCCTCGGGCTCTCGGCCCGGATCGTCCAGCACACCGGCCGCACCTACCTGAATCCCAACGCCGAGGACGCCTCCAGCGCCCGGCAGTTCCTCTTCGACCCGGCCGAGCGGGTCCTGCGCATCGACGACTGCCGCGACATCGAGACGGTCGAGGTGAGCGCCACCCCGCAGGACGACAAATCCTGGGATGCGGTGGAGACGGAGCTGTGGGTCGCTGAACCGCTGGGCAAGGAAGTCGTCGACCGGCTCCGCTTTCTTCAGGCCCCCGAGCTGCCAGCGACCGGCGCGGGTTGGAGCGCGCTGGGCCTGCACGCCAGCATCGGCACCGCTGGCGGCGAACAGACCCTCTGGCCGCACCAGGTCAGGACCGAGCTCAGTACCCGCGTCGGGGTCCAGGTCGCGGCCAAATGGGGCTACGGCCCCACCTGCAACGACGTGCCGGCGAACGCGAAGCTCGCGCTGCTGATGTGGCTCCAGAACATCCACAAGCGCGACAAGGCTTTCTTCAGCGACCAGGCGAAAGTCTGGGCGAAAATGGGAATGCCCGAGGACGTGCGCGAGCTGCTTGACGGTGAGGGATCGCTGGAGCCGGGAGTGCTGGCGGTATGACGGGGCTCAAGGTCTGGTCGACGGGCGGGGCGGATGCGGCGTTCGCTCGGCTCAGCGCCGAGATGCGGCCGGTGATCTACCGCAGCGTCCTCGCCGCCGCCTTCGCGCTCGGCCGCAAGATCGCCGAGAACGTCGAGGAGTTCAAGCAGACGCCGGGGACCAAGCGCCTCTCCCGCTCCTTCCTCGTCCCCGTCGCCGACGCCACCGGCTTCATCCTCGGTCTCAACTCGCCGGTCTACGCGGCGATCCACGAGTACGGCGGGACGATCAAGGCGAAGAACGCCGACTACCTCGTCTTCCAGACACCTGACGGCTCCTGGCACTCGGTCAAAGAGGTGACGATCCGAGAGAAGCGCTACGCTCGCGACGCGATGGACGAGTTCGCCACCGAGGGCACCCTTTCCACCATGCTCGCCGCCAACCTGACCGCAGCCTTCCAGGGAGCCTGATGACGCCCGACGAACTCGTTGCGGCCGCCAAGACCGCGCTCGCCGCCAGGTGGGAGCCGCTGGTCAACGGCGAGGACCCCGACGCGCTCGGCCGGGTGCTCACCTACGAGCCGGTCCAGGCGCCGACGACGCCGCTGCTGACGATGATGTTCGCGGGCTTCCGCCGTGCCGGCCTCGAGACCCCTGAAGTCGAAGGCGGCTCGCGCCTGCAAGATCCGCTCGGCGGGCGCACCTGGGTCCTGGACTTCGACGTGCGGCTCTGGGTAGACCTCATCGGCGACGAGGAGCAGGCCCAGCGACGCACCGATAAGCTGGTGCCTGTCATCGTGGCGGCGCTGGAAGAAGACAAATCCCTCGGGGGGCTTGCAGACGATTCGGCGATCGCGTCGGGTCGTTCCGCAATCATGTCTCCCGAGCAGGGTCAGGCGCTCCTGATCCACACGTGCAAATGCTCGGTTGAGGTCGTGGAGACCCTGAGCCCTTAAGGAGGGACGAGTTCAATGGCGAAAGAACGCCTGGCAGTTCTAGAGGTCGAGAAAAAAGTCGGCAACGAGAAAGTCGAAGGCGAAGTCGGCGTGTCGAAATTCTTCCTGCCGGCGACCGAGATGGGCTTCACGCCCAACCCGTCCCTCCTCGATCGCTCCGACGAGCTGAGCGGCATCGACGGCCGGCGGGTTGGCGCGAAGAACGACTACGCCCCCAGCGGCTCCGTCGTCATGCGCGGCTACGCGACCTACCTCGGCGTCCTGCTCTACCTCCTCTTCGGCGAAATCAAATCTGAAGAAGGCGATGGTGTGGCGGTCAAAGACCCGACCGGCGCTGCCATCCCGAAAAAAGCCTGGAAGCACACCTTCACGAAGAAGTCGGGGGCGACGCCGCGCAGCGCGCGCGCGACGCTGGCGTACTTCGACAAATGGATTCGCGCCCGTGGCGTCACCTGCAACAGCCTCGCCTTCGCGCTCGCCGACGACGGCGTGAAAATCACGGGGGCGCTGATGGCGAACTATCTCGCCCGGCTCACCGTCGACCCGGCGTTTGAACCGAAAGGCGACGCCCTCTCGATTCTGCCGTTCCGCCGTCGGAACTGCACCGTCACCACCGCCGCGCTGGAAGCGACCACCCTGCTCAACTCGATCGATTTCTCGCTGGAGCAGAGCTTGGAGGCTGTCCGCCCGCTCGGTGTGGCGACCGGCTGGCCGCAGGCCACGGAACGGACGAACAACCCCGAGGGCTTCCTGCGCCTCGGCGGGTCGCTGTCGCGGCGCGACTTCGACCCGGTGGACTGGGACGCACTGATCGAAGCCGCGATCTTCTCGATCCAGTTCCAGTTCCAGTCCGAGCAGGCGATCACCGGCGTCGAAGGCGGCACCTACCCCTACAGCCTCTGGGTCACGACGAGCGGCGCTCAGTTCACGGGCGGCGGGCCGGAGACCCTGAAGCAGCAGGCCCGCCACGAGTCGAACTACGACTGGCAGGCGGGTGCCACCGAAGCCGGCAAATCCGACTTTGAATGCGTCCTCGTCAACGGGACGAAAAGCTACACCGAATAGCCTGAGCATCCTGGCGGCGTCCGCCCCTGTGGCGTCGCCAGGAGCCCAGCCCCACGAACACACAACACGAAGGAGAGCCAGAGATGGCAACGATCAAAGTCCCGGGGTTTGACCCCAAAGCGACGGTTGAAATCCCCCACGACGGCAAAACCCTCGACTTCAAGGTTCTGCCGATCACCATTGACATCGAGGAAGCGCTGGAAGCCTGTCAGAAGACAGCCTTTGAAGTGCAGAACGACGAGCGCTCAGGGCCGCTCGACCTCTTCACCGCCGAAGCCGAACAGCTCGACGTGATCCTCGAGCCGGTGGCGCGCCCGGCGGGCGATCAGGCGACAGCGCCCCCGCAGCCCTCCGCGATCCTGATCGAGGCGTACAAGGGCAAGAAGTTCACCCGCTCCCAGCTCCGCGGCCTGGTCGGCGAAATCATCGAGGCGGCGCGCCCTACCTGAGCAGTCCGGGCTTCGACCCTGAGCTATGGCTTCCGTACCTAAAGCGCCCGGACCTGGAGGAGACGGTTTGGGAGGTCGCACGCGAGAGAGAGGGCGACCCCCCGATCCGTCTCACCCTGGGCGAGCAGATCGTCATGCTCAACAGCCTGGGCATGACGCTTCACGAAGCCCGCTACGTCCGGCCCCCGGTGGAAGTCGAAGCCCTGCTCCTCAGTCTCATCGCCCAGCGCGAGAACCGGCGCGAAGAGGAAATGCCTGAGCGCCACCGGATACCAATAGTCGAGAACCACGACGACGAGGCAGCGCCGTCGTGGGTGGAGGATCTACCAACCGAGGAGTAGGAGGGGCGCTGCCTTGCCCGCTGAGCAGTTCGTAATCAACGTGAGGATGACCGGCGACCGCGCGACGGTCGCGAGCGCCGGTCGCGTCACGGCCGCCACTCGGGAGATGGGTGCGGCGGCAGCGGGCGCCAGCGCGACCAGCGCGAAAGCTGCCAGCACGACCGCGCAGAAGTGGTCCTCTGCCGGCGCGACCGCCACGGCCGCCGGCAAGAAGATGACGAAGGGGATCACTCTCCCCGTCCTCGCCATCGGTGCCGTCAGCGGGAAGATGGCCGTCGACTTCGAGAAGTCGATGCGCAACGTCAACTCGATCGCGCAGCTTCCCGAGCCTGCCTTCAAGCGCCTCAACAAGGAAGTCCTGGCAATGGCCGGGCCCACGGCGCAGGCCCCGAAGACGCTGGCCGAAGGTCTCTACGACCTCGTATCGAGCGGCTTCGACGCGCACGAATCCATCCAGGTCTTGAACGCCTCGGCCCGCGCCGCCACGGCCGGGCTGACCACGACCGAGGTGTCGACCAAAGCGGTCGCCGCCGCCCTCAACGCCTACCACCGACCGGCTGCGGACGCCAAGCAGATCAGCGACGACCTCTTCAACACGGTCAACCTCGGCGTCGTCACCTTCGACGAACTCGCCTCCACGATCGGCTACGTCCTGCCGGCGGCGGCGACGATGGGCGTCGGGATCAAGCAGGTCGGGGCGTCGATCTCCACCCTGACCAAGGAGGGGCAGTCCAGCTCCAACGCCGTGACGAACATCAACGCGGCGCTGACCGCCTTCATTAAGCCCTCGAAGGCGATGCACTCGGTGCTGAAGGAACTCGGCTTTGAGACCTCCCAGCAACTCATCACGCAGAAAGGGTTCCAGGGTGGCCTCGAACTGGTCACGAACGCCGTCCACGGCAACAAAGAAGCGATCGGCAAACTCTTCCCGAACGTGCGCGCGATGCGCGCTGTCTTCGGTCTGACTGGCGACGCCGCGAAAGGGGCCGGCGAAGACCTGCGCGGCTTCCAGCACGACACAGGCGCCACCGCCAAAGTGCTGCACGAGCAGCAGAAGTCGATCGCCTACCAGTGGAACCAGTTGAAGGCTGAAGCCTCGGTGCTGGCGATCAACCTCGGGAACAAGCTGATCCCGGTGATGCACGATGTTGCGCAGACGGTCGGAGGCATGGTCAAATCCTTCACCGAACTGCCGCCCGACGTGCAGACGACCACGATCAAGATCCTGGCGTTCGGGGCGGCGATGGGGCCGATTCTCACCATCGGCGGGACCTTCGCCAAGGTGATCGGCGGCGTGCTGAAAGGCTTCAAGCTCCTCGCCGGCACCAGCATCGTCAGCGACGTGGTAGCCGCTCTGTCGATGAAAGGGGAGCGCCTGGCCGCGCTCAACATGGTCGGCAGCGACATGGCGGGCGGGATCGCCGGGGGACTGGTCAAGTTCGCCCCCTGGGCCGCCGCCGGGGCGGGCGTAGTCAACATCCTGAGCTCGGTTATCGGTGGCGACTCCAAAGGCGCGCTCGAGAAGACCGGCGGGGCTGCCGGTGGCGCGCTGATCGGTGGCCTCCTCGGCTCCGTCATCCCCGGCGCCGGAACCGTGGCAGGCGCGCTGATCGGCGGCGGGATCGGCTCCTTCCTTGGCCCGACGATCACCAGCATCTTCGAGGGCGAGAAGAAGCTGACACCGATGCAGCACCGCCTCCAGGCCTCCTCCAAGGGATTGACCACGGCGATGCACAACGAGCGCGACGCGGCGAAGGGCCTGGCCGACTCCAACCGCAACCTGCACTCCGCCAAGCAGCGCCAGGCGAACGCCTCGAAAAACGTCCGCAACGCCGAACATCAACTTAACGAGGCGCTGCGCCAGCACAAGCGGAACACCCTGCCGGTGCTCGAAGCCGAACTGCGACTGGCGCAGGCCAAGCACCAGAACGCGAAGGCGACGCGAGAGGTGCGCGCGGCGGAACGGCTCCAGGGCTACGAACGCAAGATCCAAATGCCGATCATGCGCACGACGATCCTCGAAACGCGCCACCGGATCAACGTGCTCAAGGACGAGCGCAAGCAGCTCCGTGAACAGGCGAAGCAAATGGTCGAAAACGGCTCGACCGAAAAACAGCGCGTCGACTGGATGAAGCGGATGCGCCAGAACTCCTCCAACCTCGCCACCGCCGAAAAGAAAAAGAATGAAGTCCTCGCCGACGCCGCCAAACTCATCGGCCCCAAGTTCGCGCGGGCACTGGAAAACGCGAGCAAGCGGCAGATCGAAGTCGCCAACGCCGCGCAGTCCACGGGGCGCACGGTGCACCAGTACTACGGCGACATGGCTGAAGCGGTCTTCGGCTTCCGCAAAGTCAGCGAAAACAGTGGCAAACGGGTGCAGGGGGTCTTCGCCAAAACGAAGGGCGCGCTTGGCCCCTTCCGCCAGGAAACGCATACGCAGATGCAGCGTGCCGGCGGCGACGTGTGGGACTTCGCCCACGAAACGAAAACGGCCTTCGGTCAGGTGGAAACCTCGACCAACTCGGTCCTGGGGGGCCTCGGTGTCAAGTCGGTCAATTTCGGCCTCGACACCCCTCGGCAGAAAAAGGCGCGCGGCGGGCTTGTGCGCATCCCCGGCCAGGGCAAGCAGGACACGGTTCCGCTGAACGTCATGGGCGTGCCGGTCGTGGCCGCCCCCGGAGAGGACATCGCCTTCCTCACCGAACACCAGCGCGCCGATCTGGACTTCGCTGTCAAACACGTCTTCGGCGACAACGGCCTCTCGCACTTCTTCCACCGCCAGGACCGCCCGCACTACATGGCGCGCGGCGGGGTCGTAGAACCGCGTCTGAGCGGGCCGGACCCGATGCAGGAGGCCGGGCAGCACGCGATCCACCAGATCACGAAGGCGGCGCGGGCCTACATCCGCCGGGTCGGCGGCGACAAGAGCTTCAAGGCGCTGGTCGACAACGGCAACCGCATGGACGCTCTGAAACAGCCCTACCTCTGGGGCGGCGGCCACGGCTCGACGCCATCGCGCAACGGCCCGTGGGACTGCTCTGGCGGGACCTCGGAGCTTTTCTACGGCGCGGGGTGGAAAGACCTCTCCCCGATGGTGAGCTCGGGCTTCGAGGGGTTCGGGGAACCCGGGCAGGGCAAAGTCTCGATCCTCGCCAACGGCGAACACGTCTACTCCGTGCTCGGCAACCGGGCGATCGGCACCTCATCCGAGAACCCCGGCGGCGGCTTCGGCTGGATCAACGGCTACACCTACCGGCCGGGTTTCACGGTTCGCCACGTCGACCTCATGGGCGAGGGACTGCCGAGCGCTCAGCGCCGCGGACGCGGGCAGAAGCCCGCCAAGGGCTTCGCGAAGGGTGGCTGGGTCCGCACCGGCTACACCACCTACGACATCGACGGGCCGGGCGCCTACGGCGACCTGATGAAGGGGCACGGCTACGCCGAGCTGGGGACCGGCGGCGTCAACGCTGGCGGTGCCTACCTGGCGAAGGCGCTGGGGCGCAGCGGCGAACTGCCGAAGGACTTCCCGCTCGAAGTGAAGGTTGGCAGCATCGGCAAGGTCGCCACCCTCTACAAGCGCGACAAGGGCTCCGGCCAGGACTCCTCCTTCTACTCGATCGACATTCACCACCTGGCCTGGCCCGATGTCGGCCTGCACGGCAACTCCAAAGGCGTCGCCTACGTGCGCGAAACCGGCGGCGCGGGCGGCAAAGCCGAAGACGTGCCGGCGGTCTTCGCCGGAGCGCGCACGGGCTCGATCGACTTCCCCTCGGTGCCGAAAACGATGCACGGCGTCAACCGGGAAATCGCGAAATGGCAGTCGACGATCGCGCACTACCGCCGTGCCCTGCACAAGGCCAAGGGGAAGCCCAAGATCGAAGCCGCCCTGCAGAAGAACATCGTCGCGATCGAAAACCACCTGAAACAGCTCCGTCGCCAGCGGGCGCTCCTGCGGCGAAAGGCGGCGCAGAAGAAAGTGACGAAACGCCTGCGGCGCCAGCTCGGGAAGATCATGGGCGTCGAGCGCAGCATGGAAGAAGCTGAACGCGCCTACACCGAAGCCGACCAGTACGCCTCCCAGATCGTCGACCTCGAGCCAGTGCAGGCCGGGGAAGGGGAGGCCAACGAAGCGAAGTACATCCAGGCGTTTACCGACTACGTTGAACAAGCCGAGCGCCCCGCCTACCAGCACGTCCTCGACTCGCTGGCGAGCTGGCGCAACCTGACCCTTCACGGTGAGGGGGTCGCCGGCCAGGTGGAGACGGGCTTTGAACGGGAAGTGCGCAGCATCGAGCGCGACATCGACCAGATCAACGCCTTCACCAAGAAGGTCGGCGATGACAAGCAGGCATGGCGGGAGAAACACCCGAAAGAGGACTTCCCGAAATGGCTGAAGGACGAGATAGCCAAAGAGCACAAAGAGCGCTCGCGTCTTCCGATGCTCCGCTTCCGCGACCGCGAAGTGCGGAAGGTGCTGGGCGAAGCGCGTTCGGAGTTCTACCCCGGCCGCAAAGACCCGATCGCGCCGCCCGCGCCACCGATGGCCGGCACCGGCTCGATCGAGGAGGTGCTGGTCGGCATACAGGGGACGCATTGGCCCGACCAGCACGCCCCCCTCGCCGGGCTTCCCGGCAAGCGCGTCGCCGGTCAGTTCGGCGGCTACATCTGGGACGCGCAGGGCGCGATTGAGGAACTGGGCCTGAAGATCCAGCAGGTGAGCGGGGCCGGGATCGGCGGCCAGGACAACTCCGAACGCGAACAGCTCCTCGAAGAAGAAAACCTGCGGCTGAAGCGAGAAAAGCTCGTCCATGCCGCGCAGGCGCCGGTGCTCGCCAACTACCTCGGTGCGTACAAGACGGGCGGCATCCTGCCGGCCGACGGCTTCTACCTGGGGCACAAAGACGAGACGGTGATCCCCGCCAACTCCAGCCCGCTCTCGGAGACGCACGTGCATATCCACGATCGCGGCGGGGTGCTCGAGCGGCTGATCGAGGTTGAGGTCGAGCGGCGGATGACGAGCGCAGGCCGTAGCATCGGGCTCGCCCGCGCCACACCCTCAGCGCCCGGCCGGCGCGCTGTCCTCAGCCAAGGAAGGAGAAGCCGATGAGCATCGTCGCCGAGCGCGTCACGCTCGACCCGATCGAAGAGGACGCGAGCCTTCAGCCGCTCGATGTAGTCGGCACCGACCCCTCCTGGGGCATCTATCTGCTGACGCATGACTACCCCGCTCCAAAGCCGGAGACGATCCACTCCAGCAGCGCTGATACCGAAGGCGAGGCCGTGGTCAGCACGAAGTACGGCAACCGGAACCTCTCGCTGCGGCTGCGTATCTTCGAGCCGTCCGACCCCGCCTCCACCAGCCTCGTCACGAATCCGCTGGCGGCCCTGGCGGCGACCACCTGGGCCGGGAAAGAACTGAGCGCCGGGCCCACGCGGGTTGAAGTGCCGACCAACGTGCCGCGCATTGGGACCGATACCGCGATCGAAGCGGCAACCGCCGCCTCGGGCTCCTACGTCTACCACGACACGATCAACGTGACGAACGGGAAAACCTACCGGGCCTCGATCTACGTCCAGCTCCGGGCGCTCAGCGCGACCGGGGTGCGAATCGTCGTCTACAACGCGGCGGGCGCGGCGAAGAAAGCCGAAGGCACCACCTACAGCACCGTCGACACCACAACGAGCGGCTGGGTCCGGCTCGACGTGAGCTTCAAAGCGGACGCCACCGCCGCTTGGCGCGTCGGGGTGGAACAGGTCGGCGCTGGCGCCGCGACCGTCAGGGTCACGGGCCTGCTGGTGGAGGCAAGCGAAACCCTCACCGCCTTCTTCTGCGGCGACACGCCAGGTTGTGACTGGTCGGGTGGCCGCCATGAATCAACCTCGACTCGCCCGGCCCCTGACGGCACTCGCTTTTCGCGCATCTATCGCGACGCGCTCGCCCGCGTCGACCGAGTGAAGCGGACCAAACGCGGGACGCTGCGCCGGATCGCCCCCGGCTTCTCCCCGATCACCTACGACCTGCGCGTCGCCGAGGTGACTGAGGCTCCGCAGGATCTCGGGATCGGCATGAAGCGCGCCGAGATCGCGCTCGGCTATGAGGCGCTTCCGGGAGGACGCGGCCCGGAGGTGCAGATCGGTGGCAACTACGAAGAGACCACGCTGCCAGCGCTCGTGTTCACCGCGAAAGACGTTCCTGGCGATATGCCAGCACTCGGTAGGTTGGTACTCGAAGACCGCTCAGGCAGTAACCAGCAGATCGCCCGGTGGGGCTTTCAGTCAGAAAGCTATGACGCCGCGACTACGGCACGGCTCTACTACGAGGCCGAGGAACTGACACTCATTGGGACAGCGGCCAAAGCCGCCCAAGCGGGCGCTTCGGGCGGCAATGTCGTTACCTCGCCTGGCCTCGTCAGCAGCTTCCAGCCCATCATTGGGCTGAAACTTTCGAGCGGTGAGTATTTGACGCATGCCGGTACCTACCGCGTCCTCGCTCGCACCTATAGGCCGGAAGCCAACAGCGGTGAAGTCAGCCTCATGCTGGCCTATGCGCAGGGCACCTTCTCCAGCGCCACCGAAAATACTCCGGCGGTCGCCGCCCCCAATGACCGGGAGAACACCTTCACCATCGTCGATCTTGGCCTGGTCACGCTGACGGGCGAAAAATGGGAGGGCTTCATCTTCGGCGCGTCGAGCTTTAACGGTGACAAAGTCTCCATAGATTCGATCATGTTGATTCCGGTCGACGAGGGAAGCGGGGTCCTGGAGATCGCCGACGCGAAGGTTGTGCCCTCGCTGTTGAGCATGGCAGATGCGTTCACCGGCACGGCGGAAGGCAACGTAACGGGAAAAAGCGCAGAACTCGGCGGCGTGTACGAAGCGATGCCGGGGAGTGACACCACCGACTTTCAAATCACAACTCACCAGTTGTGGCGATCCGCCACATCGGACACCGGAACCAAACCCTTCCCGGGACGCGGCATCGGCACGCCACTCCAATTCACCGATGTTGCCGTGAGTTCCGACTTTTACTTCCCCGACGAAGGCCCAGACTTTGGACACGTCGTGTCTTATGTGGACAGCAAACACTTCGTAGCAATCATGCTGTATAGCCTGGGTCTCGGCAGGTGGAACGTCTACCTCACCTTCCCAGACGGCAGCGTTGAAGGCCCGGAAGTGAACCTCAACCTTGGGCCGGAAAACTCGCCACTCGCTGGCAGGTTGATTTCAGTGGTGCGCGGTTCCGTGGTCAGCGCCTACATCGAAATCAGCGGTGTATCACCGCTGAAACGACTATGGACGATTGAAGACACCGAAGGGATGGCGGGCAAAAAAGGAAAGGTTTTCTTCTACGATCAACAAGAAGGCCCAGAAGGACTCGTTCGGAAATACGACAACTTGAAGATTTGGGTTCCCGCCTTTGACCCTGCGGTGGATGCGGCGGTGTTCGCGAACCAGAAAGCCGAGGTGCAGAGCAACCTGGTTCGCCGACGCTCAGACGATGGACAGGTCTGGGGGTCGATTCCCTACTCCGGCGATCACCTGCTCCTCCCGCCAGCGGGTCGTGAGAAAACGGTGTCGAGGTTCATCGCCAAGCTCAGCCGGTTCCCCGATTCCGACCCTGTGATCGATGATGTGCGTGCGAATCTCTACGTCACGCCCCGCTACCTCCAGGCACCGCCGACGTAGATGGCCTCGATCGCCGAACAGCTCGCGGCGGCGGCGATCACCGACCCGCTGACCGGAAGCCCGAGTGAAGAAGTCTGGCCGAAACTCCCGTGGGCGAACTCCCGTGGGACCTTCAGCGCGAGTGGCTGGAAACCGCCCACCTGGGCAGCGTACCCGCCGACTCAGAGTCGGGGTGGGGCCTACTACAAATCGCTCCTGCTAAGTGGGGGGAGCGCGTTCGCTGGCCTGACCATTCCCACAAACTACTCCGAGACGCAGGGCGCTGAATACCGCAGCTTCGGGGTCTGGCTTTTTACCCCGGCCGGCGAAAAAGCCGAGGGCTACCAGCTTCGGCTCCGGCAGGCGAGCAGCGGGAACGGCTCGCCCCACCTCTACAAGTTCACCCTCGTCAAGTATGTGGCCGGGGAAGGTGAAGTGCTCGAGGAAACCGGCGAAGTGTCGGTGGAAACCGGCGGTGCCTTCGCGCTTGCCGTCCTGCAAGGCACGCTGATCATGTGGCGCCAGCGCGTGGCTGGCGGCGGCTGGGAGCAGGTGGGCATCGAACACCGCGACAGCACCTTCACCTCGGGCTACAGCGCGATCGACGGCAACGGCTCCAACCCGACACTGAGCAACTTCTTCACCGGGGCGCTGGTCCCCGAGCACCAGGCGCTCTCGGGCGTGAAGCTCCCTTCGCCCTACGAGCCCTCCACCCGGCTCGCGATCTCCGTCCTCAACCCCGACGGCACCTCCCTCGCCCGCTGGGGGGCGGATGAGGCTGACGCAGGCGACATCCCCCACGGACTCAGCTTCTCGACCTCAGACCCCGGTGGCTTCAAGGACGCCTCGCTCGCCCTCAGCCGCCGGATCGACCAGGACTTCCCCGATTTGAAGCTCCTGCGCGACGTGCTGATCTATGGGCCGGGCGAGCGCACCGCTTGGGAGGGGCGCTTGCAGGAAATCCCCCGCCACCAGGCCGAGGACTTCTCGATCAACCCGACTGCGGTTGGGCACGTCGCCGCGCTCGACGACGACCCGAGCTTCAAGGAGATCTACGTCGGCCGCGACCTTTCGGAGTTCGTCGACCTGAGCGCCGCCTGGCGGCTCGGCTGGGGGGCCTCCTTCGCCTACCAGGGCTTCAACGTCGCGCAGGACTCGGCGGAAGGGCGGCCGGCGATCATGCTCGAAATCAACGGTCAGTGGACCTCTCCGATCCCCACGGCTGCCGTCATGTACGACGCGAGTGCCGGGTGCCTGATCGCTGCTCTTGACTACGAATACGTCGTAAGCGACACCAACGCGAAATGGCTGCTGCAAGTGGGGCAGGCAGACGACGATGTGCCGACCAACTTCAAAGCGCTGACCGACCTAGCGACTGGCTTCAAAGAAGGCAGCGGCACGCTCACCCCCGAAACCCCTCGCCGGGTGCTGAACGTCGAGTGGCGCTACTCCGAAGGCGGCGGCGGCGCCGGGGCCCAATACCGAGCCACGCTGCGCCGGCTGGTCTGGTTCGGCGCCCACGGGCTCACCATCCGGGGCGAACGGCCGAACCGTGGCCTCTACATCTGCGACGTGATCGCTGACGTGGTGAGGCGTGTCGCGCCGGGCCTCAACTTCACGACTGGCAACGGTGGCTCGATCGAACCCTCGACCTACATCTGCCCGCACCTGGTCTTCCGCGAGAAGATCAAGGGCTCAGACGCGGTGCTCGCCGCCAACGCCTACCACCAGCGGAGCTGGGGCGTCGAGGACGGCAAACGCTTCTTCTGGCGCTCCACCGAGACCTACCGCAAGCGCTGGCGGATCAGGCGTTCGCGGGGACACGGTGTCGATCTGCTGGGGCCGCAGGCCGAGGCTGCGATCAACGGCGTGGTCGCCAGCTTCACCGACCCCGGCGGGGTCTCACGCATGGTCGGGCCGCTGGGATGCAGGACGGCCGACTACACCACGTCGCTGCTGGAAGACACCAGCCCCACGAACCCGGTCAACGAAGCTGGGATCGAGCGCAAGTGGGCGGAACTCCAACTCTCCTTCGTCACCGACGACGAAGGCGCGGCGCAGGTCGCCTACGCCTGGATGCGCGACAAACTGCTCAGCGCCGCAGCGCGCGGCTCGGTGGTCGTCACCGGGCTCGTGGAAGACGAAAACGGCGTCCTCTTCCCCGCCTGGTACATGCGGGCCGGCGACTCGGCCACCGTGGTCGACGGCGACAACATCGAGCGGCGGATCATCGAGACCACCTACGACCACGACTCGCGTACCGCTTCCTGCAATCTCGACGCCACCCCGCACAAAGTCGAGGCGCTGATGGAGAGGATGGGCGTCTCTCTCGTCGGGGTCGCCGAATAGGATTCCCTTCACGTGTGGATCGGCGACGGGTGGAAGAGAACGCGGCGACTGCTGGGGGTCACGGGCTTCGTGGTGGCCTTTGGTCTGGAGGCGCGCTTTCACGTCGGGCTACCGATCGGCATCTACGGCATCATCGGCGGGCTGCTCGGCCTCGACTACTTGGCCGAGGCGCTGGCCTCCTTCCGGGTAAATGGACGGCGATGAAGCTCTGGCTCTATCGACACCGTGGCACGATCAAGGGCGTCTACTGCTTCCTCGCGCTGGCGATCATCATGATCCTCCAGATCCTCGAAGCTCAGGGAGCCATCCGATGAGAGAGAACGAGAAGGCCACGCCCGGCGCCCAGCGCCAGATCGACGACATTCGCCGGAAAATGCATTCCGGGCTGAAGGCGATGGTCGTGGTCGTGGTGCTGATGATGGTCGGCATTGGCTTGACCGCCTGGCAGATCAAGAAGGCGTTCGACAACCAAGACGCCGAACGCCTGGCGCGGGTCGGTGCCTCGGCTTCGATCAACACCTTCCTCTGTCAGCGCATCGACTCGGTTGGCAACGGCGTCGCTTCCCTGGTCCGCGTCAGCCTCCAGAACTCGCCGCCGCCGAATGATCTGGAACCGCCGGCGCGACGAGCCTACTTTCGCTTCCTGCGCTACGCCGAAGCGCAGGAACAGCCCCCGCGCTGCCGTGAGCTCGCCCTAAAGATCGCCACCCTGACCGGGGCCGACCCGGCAGAAATCACGATCACGCCGATCTATCTGCACGACCGCGACGGCAGGTAGGCTTTTCGACGTGGCTGCCGAGCACGACCCGAAGATGCACCGCCTTCGCGGCAAGCTACGGCGGCGCAAGCGCGAAGTCGTAGACGAGCGCGGCCACCATCGGAAGGTCCGCAAGGCGCGCAAGGCTGCCGCCGGCCTCGAGCAGCGGATCGCCAAGACACAGGCCCGCCGGCATGGACTCGATCACGAGGCCGTTCTGGACGGGACCCCGATGCCGCTGGGGCAGAAGCTCGTCCTGCTCGACGGTCGGCGCCACGGCTGGGATGGAACCGCCACCTCCGGCGACCGCCGCGACAAACCCTCCTGGGTTGGGCGACTCCTGCATCGCCTCGGCAAGTCGACGCAGAAGGAGCTGTACGAAGGCTTCATCCACGGGCTGCCCGGCTTCCTGCCGGCGAACCCGCCAACGCAGGGGACCCACATGCGGATCGGCGACGGCGTGGTCGGGGCGGTCGGCGAACCGCTGGAGTGGTGGCAGGAGGGGATTGACTCCAGCTACGCGACGCAGCTTCGTGAAGTCCTCAACGGCCTCGGCTACAGCGCGTACCGGCCCTACCCGAGTGCGAGCGAGGAGCACCATACGAACCTCAGCGAGAACCCGCACGATCACTTGATCGAGAGGGGTCGGCTATGAGCCGGCACCATCGCAAGCGCCACGACTGGTCGCTGCTCTGGGCGGCCCGCTTCGTCGCGAAGTGGGAGGGGTTCATCCCCACCGCCTACCTCGACACGATCGCCAGCCCGCCGGTCTGGACGATCGGCTACGGGCACACCCACGGCGTTCGTCCCGGCCAGCACGTGACCGAGGCCGAGGCCCGGCGCCTGCTCGCCGCCGACCTGCGTGACGCCGCCCGCGCCGTCGCCGCCAAGGTGGATGTGCCGCTCAGCGTCCGCCAGCGGATCGCCTGCATCAGCGCCGTCTTCAACATCGGGCCCGGCCTGCTCGAAGGCACGCACTTCATCGACGCCCTGAACCACCGCCGCTACACCGAGGCGGCGAACCGGCTGCTCGAATGGGATCACGCCGGCAGCGTCGTCGTGGAGGGGTTGAGCAACCGCCGCCACGCCGAGCGCTGGCTTTTCCTCCACGACGGAAGCCGGGCGGCGAAGGTGAAGGTTCACAAGCACCATGCCCTGCACACGAGCTTGCACCCGAAGGGAGCACACGCATGAAGAAAGCAGTCCAGAAGCGACCGACCGAGACGGTGAGCGGCGCAGCCCTTGCCGGCATCCTCTTCGCCTTCCTGACGCAGGCCGGCGTCCCCCCCGTCTTCGCCGCCATTGGCGCCGCAATCGCTGGCTTCGGCCCGGCGGTGGTGTCCGGCTTCGTCGACTCGATCGGAGGTTGACCGTGGGCTTCCAAACGAAACCGCACTTCGAGGTCTACCCCCGCAAGGATGGAGGCTACGGTTGGCGCTTCGTCGCGACGAACAACCGGATCACGGCCATCGGCGGGGAGGGCTTCACCCGCCGCGACGACGCGAACCGGGCGATTCACGACTTCTTCGCCTCAGTGACGGGCGAGGAGCCCCACCCCCCGATCTTTGACGTTGACGAGTAGGGCGCCTGGCGCGCCCTGCGCGCCGCTGCCGCTACGCCTTGGCTGATCCGGGGGCTGACCCTAGACCAGGCAAGGCGTAGCGCTCAGGCGGCCCTACGCGTGCTCCCCGGCCGCCGTCAGTTCCCGGGCATGGGAGAGGAAGGCGGCCTTGGAGTCGAACCCGAGTCCCTTGGCTACTGGCTCCAGCACCATAGGGGGCGGGCAGATCCCCTTTTCCCATAGCTTCCAGACCATCCCCCACAGTTCCTCGTAAGCGAAGGTCTCGCTGCCGTCGATCTCTTTTGGGTATTCGGAGTCGGCCATGATGCCTTCGGCCAGCTCGGTCGGCTTCGCGTCGCCGAGCTTGGTTCGGATCGCCCGGCGTAGCTGAGCGCTGCTCGGACCATCTGCGAACTGCAACCCCGCCTCTCGCAGGCAGGCATGGACCGCTTCCAGGGTTGCAGTCCCGACACCGTGGATGCCGCGGAACTCGACTTCGCTGAGGGCTGCGACCTCCTCCAGCGTCACGACATTACCCGAGGTGATGATTTTCCTTGTGGTCGGGGCGTGAGGGAGAACTTTGAGCAGGGGCGTCCCCTGGCCTTCTCGATGATCCTGCTCGTTCGGGCCGGGTCCCATCCAGCCGAGCACTTTGGAAAGGCGTGCGAACTTCATGTTCGCGACCTGCTCCCGACGCTGCTGAGACTGGGCCTCCGTGACTACGGGCTTCACCTCGTCGGCCTCCGGCGCGTGCGGTTGCTCGGCAAGCTGCCACACAAGCCCCGACCCCTCACCGTGCATGGCGTAGAGCCGAAGGTTCTCAAGCATCGCCTGAACCGCCTCTGAGCACTCGCCCTCGCAGTAATAAAACCACTTCCTCGCTGTCGCTCCCTTCAAGGCGATGTCCTGGTTGTGTCCGAAGGCAACCGTGGTTCGGTCGCTGTCAGCGACGTTGCCGCAGTAATCGCAAACGAGTGCCATCAGTCCCGCCTTCCCGCGAGCCCCAGCTCGTCCATTGTTTCGCAGGCTTGGCAGAGTCGATGCCCCTTTTCGATGCAGGTAGCGTGAGAGTGGGAGTTTGAGTGCCCCGATTCCCCGGGTTCCATCCCGGTCCCCCATCTGCGGAAGTCAAAGCCACAGATGGCAAAGTTCGGGTTGCCGTCGTCGATGGTGTGGCATTCCCGCCGTTCGTCGTCGGGTAGCGCCGGCTCAGCGGTCGTGGTTGTCCCCGGCATCGGCGGAGCGATGACCGGGGCCTCCTTGGTAGTACTCATCGGGTTTCCTTCCTTTTCGGGGTAGGTGGTGCGGTGCTTGGGTTTACTGCGGTGGCGGCCCGACAACCAGCCGGGGCACGAAGGCGTCGATCAAGTCCTCGGCGATATTGCGGGCGGACTCATTCGCCACCCCCACTTCCTCGCCGTTCATGCCGGTGGTTTCGACCTCGACCTCGACTCGCGGGCGCGGTGAGACCAGGCTGCCCCCAGCAGGCCCGAGGACGATCCTGGTCTTGCAGGTGGAGGGGATCAGGCGCCCAATGCTGGACTCCAAGACCTGCGTCGGCGGACTCAGGGCCTCCCACGATTCACGCATCCGTTGGGTGCGGGCGGTGAAGTCCACGTCCTCCTCATCGGTCGCCGGGTCGATCCAGCAACCGCGGAGCCGGGTGCGGATCTCCCCTACGGATGCATCGGCCACCGCTATGCACTCGCGAACATCGCTGGCGTCGGCAGCCCGACCCGGCCCACCGGTGGCGCGGTTGGCCTTTTCGAGGTAATCGAGAGTCCGATCGAAGAGTTCGGTGATCGAGGGCGCGCCCTGACCTTCCAGGTGGTCACGGGCTTCTGCCGCCGTCTTTACCACCTCGGCATAGTGGCGAGCGTTGCTCGGCGCTGGCACGTTGTCCGCGAGCTTTTGCAGATAGGCCGCCGCACCTGGGAGGGTGGACAGTTTTGATCGTGCTAGAAGGCTGTCGGTGACGTTCTCGACGGTGATTAGCCGCCCGTCATTGTCGAGGTCCCGGGCGGCTTCAAATATCGTTGCGAGGTTGGTTGAGCAGAAGTGAGCCGGATCGAGGCCAACGTCGTTGAATACGAGGGAGGCGGCATCGGGGTTCTCGAGGAGTGCCCCGACAACCGCCTCTTCGGCGGCGGGGTTCTTGAGGTTGAGGTCGTCTGTGGTGTCCGTGGTGCTCATGGTGTCCTTTCGGGTTGGAATTGCTCGGCCGGTGAGAGCCGAGTAACAGGTGTCGCCGATCCAGTAGGTGCGGCAGGGGAAGCTCATGCTGCGGTGTCCGGCGTCTCGCCCTCCTCCAGTGATCGCCTGTCGGTGAGGCTTGTGAGTTTGTGAAGGCCGGTGCTGCTGTTGCTCCGCTCGAGCCGGGCAAGCGCCACGGAGGGAAGCCCTTTGAGGATTCGACCCTCGGCGCGGTCGCGCAGCCATTCCTCCCACTTGCGCCGCAGCCGAGACTCCAGGTTGTCCTCGTTCCACTCCTCGGCCGGCGGCCAGCCGATGTGCTCCATGAACTCGGCGGCCAGGGGGAAGCCGTTCTCGGTGAGCCAGTCAGCTCGGAGGTCGGGGCTGTCGGGCAGCGCTGGCGCTTTCGCCTGCGCCTTGAAGATCGCTCGCCAGACCGGCCCCCACTGTGGGGCGTCGTCACGGGCCTCCAGCACCCACTTGCGGATCATTCCGCCGGTCGGCGCGAACTCACGACCTTCGCGGCCGATCGCGGTGACGGCGACGACCACCTGATCCTTCGGCAGGTCGCTGACCGCCTCGTACCATGCGCTGATCGTCGCGTCGGGAATCTCCGAGTGGGGCCAGAGGGCGCGCATCAACTGCACGACCTCGATCCACTCGCTCTTGTCTGGGCTCATCGCTTTCCCTCTTCCTCTTCGAGGCGTCGCTTGACTTCCTCGAGGCGTCGAATGTCATTGTCTGCACGGCTGGCCGGCTTCCCCTTCGAGCTATCGGCGGGCGCCTGCTTGAGCGCCTTGCCCAGGACCGAGCGGTACTTCTCGCGGAGCTTGGGCATCGAGAGGATGTTGTCCTGCCAGAAGGCGTCGGCCTGCACCCAGCGGATCACGACCTCGACTTGCGCCGCCGGCCGCTCATCGAGACGCTGAAGTCGGTCCTCGGCCTCGGCCCAGCGACGGGTTACGTTTGGCCGAGAGCTGTCGGGGTCCCGGGCTTCGATCAGGTCTGCGAGCAGGTGGGAGAGGGGGGCTTCCTCTCGGGTTGGCGCGCTGCGCCGACCACGGTTCTCTTGACGGGTTGTTGACGGTTCCTTTATATGAGCGTCGCGGGATTCTGCACCCCTTGACGTTGTTTTCTGCACCCCTCCGATGCGGGAATCTGCACCCCGCGAACTTTGCACCCCCCCTAGCGCGGCGGCTACTGGCGTCATTAGCACGCGCCAGATGTTGCGCCCGCTGCGCGTGTGCCCTTCATGCTCGATCGCGCCGCCCTTGCGCAGGAAGCGAATGCAGTCCTGCACCTGGCGCTCGGAGAGTTTGGTCCGGTCTTCCAGTTCCTCGTTGCTCGGGAACGCCTTGCTCCCGTCCTGGTGCGCATACTCGGCCAGCGCCAGGAGGACGAGGCGGTTGCTGTGCTTCGCCTCGGAGTGTTTGAGCACCCAGACCATCACGTCGATCATGCGATCGCTTCTCCTCGGCGCTGCGCAGGGGGCCGGGACTCCTGGCGGTGGCCAGCGCTGCGCCTCTCGCCCCGTTGCTCGGGTTCGAGGACCGCGAGCAGGGCGGCCGGGTCAACGTCGGCGAGCTTGGCGGCGGCCCGCACCTGCTCGGCGGTGAACACCGAGACCCGCTTCCAGGAGCCGTAGGTCACGTGCTGCTTGTCGGCGGTGCGCGTGACGCCCTCGCAGGAGCAGTCGATCACGCGCTGCTTGCAGTCGGTGCAGAGCAGGAGGTGCAGCCGGTCTTCGCAGACCCGCCGCGCCTCCCTCTCCGCTCTTGTCGGACTGCCTTCCGACGACACTGTTGCTACTCGCGGTCGGCGAGTTCGATCACCGGGTCGCCATCGGGGGCTTTCGGACCCTTCTTCAGGAGCCCCGCTTTCAGCAGCTCGTCGATCCGCTCACGTACCGATTTCTGCGTCTGCTCGGGCCAGAGGTTTTCCCGCCGCAGCCCGTCGTAGCGCTTGGCGAGTTCGTCGGCGGTGCGCGCCTCCGGGATGACGGTGACGAGCTGGCGGACGGCGGTTTGCTCAACCGTCAGCTTGTCGGTGGTGGTGGTCTTGGAATCGGTCACGGCCCCTCCTTTGGGCGTGTGGGTTTGGTCACTTCCGACCAGGGCATCCGGCCCTGGAAGCTTGGGTTACTGCGGCTCGGCTGTCTCCGGCGGCGCGCCCTCGGGCGGCTTGTCGTCGGTGGGCTTCTCCTTCTCCGCAGCTTCGGCCTCGGCCTGCAACTCGCGGAAGCCCTTGTAGGCCCGGATCACGGCGGCGACCGCCTCGATCGCCTCACCGTACAGCTTGCCCTCGAAGGCGTCGGTCAGCGCCTTCCAGGCTTGTTCGCCGTACTGCTGGTTGCCTTCGATCAGGTAGGTGAGCGCGGCCCGCAGTTTGGCTTCCTGCTCCTCGGTTGCGTCGGTGAGCTCGAAGCCGTGAACTCCGGCGCCGTCCATCTCCTCCTGCGGCGTGGCGCTGTAGCCAGCGAGACCGACGATGAAGCCGAGCGCCTGGCGCAGCGCCCTCGAGCAGGCCCGCGTCTGGGCCATGCCCTTCACGGCGCTGTCGGTCGAGCGCATCCAGTTCTCCTCTTCGCGGGAGCAGATCGCCTCGCCTCGCCCGATCACGCGCCCGTCCAGGGTGCGCACCTCGGCCGCCGCTTCGTAGCTCCAGCCGGTGCAGGTCCACTCGTCGTCGAACTCCTCCACGACGACCCGCTTGCCGTCCTGCCAGCCGTACTTTTTGCGGTGTGTCCTGACCGGGAACTCGCTGCGCGGCTCTACCCGCGCCGTCTCAGTGACGACCGGCTGAGCGCCAAGGAAGGTGCCGGCGATTTGCCAGCCCTCGATTTCGACGTGCTTTTTCCGGCCGCCGAGGTTGCGGGCGAGCCCCTGTTTCTCGATCACGTCGGAGAGGGCGGTGGCGATCTTCCCCGCCTGCTCGATGATCGCGCCGGGGTCGTGCGTGTTCCAGATCGTCACGACCTCGCCCGCGCCACCTGTTGCGGGACCGGCCGGCGTCAGGGCGCTGCTTGGCACCGGGAGGCTGTCGGACTCCTCGACCACCTCGGCCTCAACCTCCTCGGGCTGCTCGTCTCTTCTCTCATCGCTCATCCTGTTACCCCCTCGGGACGCGCCGCAGGCTTCCGCAGCGGCAGCGGTAGACATCGACAGTAGTGCCGTCCTTGCGCCGCGTCGTTTCGCTGCGCGTGGTCAGGTCGGAGTTGCATTTGCGGCAGGTCGGCCACTTCGCAACGCGCCTAAGCGACATCGCGGGCCGCCTGCATCTCCAGCTCCAGCGCTTCGCGGACGAGGACGTGGACCCGCTTGTAGGAGAGGCCCATCGCCAGCGCCGCCTTGCGGTAGGAACCCTCCCGCCGGTACGTGGCGAGCGCCCGCTGCCGGAGCGCCAGGTCGAACCCGGCCCGACGTAGCGCTGCCTGTCGGGTCACGCTTCCCTCGCGTTCATCAGCGCCTCGTTGGCGACGACCTGGGCGAGCGTCTTGTTGACCACCTCGCGGGCGACGTGCTCGATCACGGGCAGTATCGGCTCGTAGCGGTCGCCAGTTGTGGCCTGCGCCACGGCCTCGCTCACCTCGGCCTCAGCGATCACCGTGTCGGTATAGGAGCCGTCCTCGCGGTCGATCACCTGAGCGGTGATCTTGATCGTCGAGCGTGAGAGCGGACGCGCCGGCTTCTCGTCTGGCATGTGCAGTTCCTTTCGGGGGGGAAGGGGCGAAGCCCCGTTGTAGAGGTCACGGCACCCTACACGCGATCACGGCCAGACCTTCTTAGGGGGCTGAAGGTTCCCGCAAATTACGTACAAAATCGGGGGCGAGTCGCCTGATCCGCCCCCGACCGTGTACCCGTCGTACGACTCAGCGGTGGGTCCGACTGCGCCGCCGAACGTCAAGGTCGATCTCCCGCGCCGGACGTGGCTTGCGCTCATAGCGCGACGCGGGGATCAGGTCGTCGAGCAAATCAAGGAGCGACCGGCGTCGTGGTCGGTCGCTAGAGTCGTGCCCGGTGCTGGTGCTCATACCAGTCCTTTTCGGGGGAGAGGCCCGGCGGGGAGACTCGCCGGGCCTCTCTGTTCCTCCCATCGTTCGGCTTACGCCTCGCGGTAGGCCAGGATGATCGCCGCGCCCTTGCGCGCGTACATCGTCCGGTCCTCCCGGAGGGCGGTGTGGGCCTTCAGGAACGCCCGCACCGTTTTCGTCGCCTCAGCCGATGCCTCCTGGCCCTTGGCGATCTTGCGGAGCTGGGCGTCGCTCACGTTGTCCAGCTCCGCGCGCGCCTCGGCGACGGCTTTTCCTTTCGCCGCCAGCGCCCGCTTGATCGCGTCGGACTGTTTGATCGTCAGCGCGTATTTCGGCCCGCCGGACTCGGGGGTGCCGGTCAGCGCCAGCGCCTTCTCGTAGGCCGCCCGCACGTCCTCGGGGTACTTCGGCCGCACCTGCTTCGCGCCGCCGGTCCCTTTCAGTGCCGCCTCGATCGCGGAGGTGCTGGCGTCCTCGGGGAGGGCGTCCAGCGCCGTCACCTGCGCCTCGGTCAGTTCGGCGGCTTCGGTGCGGCCCGCCTTCTTCAACAGCGCCCGACGCTCGGGGGGGTGCTCGCGCTTTACGCGGGACTCTGCGGTAGCTGTGCTCATGGTGTTCCTTTCCGATCCCGGTGCTCATCAGACGGGGGGCCGGGTACCCGATCCCGTGACGCCCCGAAGGGCGTTTCGCTAGTTGCGTCCTGTCCTTTCGCGGGACGCCCGCTTGCGCAGGGTCGCCTCGCTCGGCTTTGCTTTTTCGACGGCCTCCTGAATCCGCAGGCGGGCGATGAAGGCTCGGTGCTGCGCCCGCCGCTCCAGCACGGTCACGGGCAGTCCTTCAGCGTGCGGTAGAAGGTGATCGCGTCGTCGTGGTTCTCGAACTCCCAGATCACGAGGTCGCCTTCGACGTACTCGAGAATGGCCTCGATGTCACCGAGCCCCGGCCAGGCCATGTAGATCACGAGCGGCCAGTCACCCTTCGCCGGAAGCTGGCGCCAGCCGCGCTCGGCAAGCCCGCCCAGCAGGTCGTAGCCTTCGTCGAAGCCGCTGACCATCGGGTCGTCGGAGCGGGTGCCGTTGAAGCCGCACCATCCCCGGCTGACCCGCCGGCCGTTTTCCTCGCGGGTGCCGGGGTCCGCCGCCAGGCCCCGCGCCTCTTCACCGCAGAAGCGCTCGATCAACTTCGCCGGCGGCACCTTGTCGACGCCGGACCCGCCGGTGCCCGCGCCTGCCGTTTGGGCCGCGACCGAAGCGGCATCGTGTCCGGCGCTCACGCCTGGGCCTCAAGCTGCGCGTTGTGTTGGTCGAGCCGCAGTCCCTCAGCGAACGCTCGGGCGGCTTTGTCGTAGAGGTCGAGGACCGCGCCGGGAGTGTCCGCGTCACGGAAGACGACCTGCCCGTCGTAGTCGTAGGCGAGCAGGAGGCAATCAGCCAGGTCTTGGCTAACGACGACCATCATCACGCTCTCGCAGCGCAGGCCCCACGGCTCAACGTCGCCGGGGGAGTCGCCAAGCGGGGGGCGAGGGGCGCGGACGTAGAAGCCGTGACCGCTGATGTCGAATAGTTTGCTCATGGTCAGTCCTTTCGGGGGAGCGCGCTTCCGCGCGCGTGTAGGTAACGCTGACCACGCTACGCCCCTCGTCTCGCCTTGGCAAGGGGCGGCTACCCACTTTTATGCGCGACCTGAGCCTCGTATTCGTCGTTCTCGCGCCGGGGCTTGCCAAGCGCGTGTGCCGCTGCGAGCTTGGCTCCCGCTACCAACAGCCCATCTGCTGCCCGCTCCGACCCGCGCCGTCGGGGCGGGCGGTAGGCTTCGACGCGGTTGGGCGATCACCCGACCCGTACGCGCCCTCGGCTTCGCGCCGGGGGCGTCGTCGTTTAGCGGTACTCTTCTTGCCGGTGATCGCCCGCATCGGAAAGACCTACAGCTTCGAGGCCGCGCACGTGCTCCCCAACCACGGCGGCAAGTGCGCCCGGCTGCACGGCCACAACTACACGGCGACAATCGAGATTGAGGGTCCGATCTGCGACGTTCCAAAGCACACCGCCGAAGGCATGGTCCTCGACTACTTCGACCTCGACACCATCTGGGCAAAGCATCTGGAGCCGCACCTCGACCATCGCTTTCTCAACGACACTCTTGACGTGCCGGCGACCACCGCCGAGTACATAGCGGCATGGATCGCCTCGCGGATCGTCCCGCTCCTGAATGGCGTCGAGGCCCATCTCGCTGCCGTCGAAGTCAAGGAGACACCGAAGACCTTCGCTCGGGTTGAGGTCGGGGCGGGCGGCATCGGGCTATGACCGAGCCGCGCTGGCCGGTGATCGAGGTCTTCGGTCCCACCGTCCAGGGCGAGGGAGCGGAGGCCGGGCTGCCCTGCTACTTCATCCGCTTCGGCGGCTGCGACTACCGCTGCAAGTGGTGCGACTCGATGTATGCGGTCGAGCCGGCCGAGGTTCGCGCCAACGCGCAGTCGCTCGGCGTCGCCGACCTCATCAGCCTGCTCACCGGCCTGGAGGGGAACCCCGAGTGGATCGTCCTCTCCGGCGGCAACCCGGCGCTGCTCGAGCTCGGCACCCTCGTCCACAACCTCCAGGTCGCTGAGTTCAAGGTCGCGGTGGAGACGCAGGGCTCGCGCTGGCGCCCGTGGCTCGCCGGGGTCGACCGGCTCACCGTCAGCCCGAAGCCTCCCTCCTCGGGAATGGCGACCGCCGGCCACGCGCTCGCGCTCAGTCGCTTCCTCACCGCTGCCAACGACGCCGGAGTCGAGCCGGCGCTGAAGATCGTCGTCGCCGATGCCGAGGATCTGGAGTGGGCGAAGGGCATTCTGACCACCTACCGCGCCGCCGAGAAGCATCTTTCTGTCTGCACCCCGCAGCCGGGCGAAGGACATTGGGAGAGCACCGCCGCGCTCGAACACCAGCCGCCCGAGTCGATCTTGCGCCTGGAAGTCGCCGATCGCTACCGCTGGCTCTGTGAGCAGGTCGCTGCCGACCCGGACCTCGCCGGCGTCAGGGTGCTGCCGCAGCTTCACGTGATCGCTTGGGGGTCCGCCCGTGGCGTCTGATCGGGTCGTCGACACCGGCCCCCGCGAACGCGCCCGCGACGCCTACCGCGAAGTCCTGCGGATCGCTGAGCCGGACACCTACATGCGCGAGGGGCTGGTCGAGACGCCGGCCCGCGCCGCGAACGCGCTGGAGGAGCTGACCAGCGGCTACTCGGTTGACGTGGCGGGCCTGCTCAAGACCTTCGACTCAGACGGCTACGACGAGATGGTCGCGCAGACCGCGATCCCCTTCTACTCGCTCTGCGAGCACCACCTGCTCCCCTTCCACGGCGTCGCGCACGTCGCCTACATCCCCAACGGCAGGATCGTCGGCCTCTCCAAGCTCGCCCGCCTGGTGGACGCCTACGCTCGCCGCCTTCAGGTGCAGGAGCGCCTGACGCAGCAGGTCGCCACCGCCCTCGAGACTCACCTGGAAGCGGTTGGCGTCATGGTCATCGTGGAAGCTGAGCATCTGTGCATGGCGATGCGCGGGGTCGAACGGCCCGGCGCGATCACGAAGACCAGCGCCGTGCGTGGCGCGATGAAGACGAAGCCGGAGGCCCGCGCCGAGGCGCAGGCACTACTCACGAAGGAGACACGATGAGCTACATGGCGCTCGCCGAACCCGGAACAGCCCCGACCGATGAGCCGATGTCTGAGGAGGAGATCGCCGCCGGCCAGAGCCGCCCGAAGACCACCCCGGCCTCGACCGGCGCGGTCGTCGCGCTGAGCGGCGGCCAGGACTCGACCACCTGCCTCTACTACGCCCGCCAGCACTACGCGCCCGTCCATGCCGTCAGTTTCGACTACGGCCAGCGCCACCGGATCGAGCTAGAGGCGGCGGCCCTGATCGCCGAGGGCGCCGGCGTTCCCCACACGATCCTCACGGTCGACGCTCTGCGCGACATGGCTGACGCGGGCCTGACCAACCCCGACATCGCGATCGCCGCCGACGCCACCGGCACCGGCAACACCTACGCCGAGGCGCGCGGGCTGCCCTCCAGCTTCGTGCCCGGCCGCAACCTGATCCTGCTCGGGCTCGCCGCCGCCTACGGCCTCCCCCGCGACTTGGACACCCTCGTCACCGGCGTCTGTCAGGAAGACCGCTCCGGCTACCCCGACTGTCGGGGCGAGTTCGTCCGCGCCCTGGAGATGACGATCAAACTCGGGATGGATCACCCCGGCTTCAAGATCGATGCGCCGCTACTTACCAAGAGTAAGCGCGAGACCTGGGCGCTCGCCCACGAACTCGGCGGCGACTGCCTCGACGCGGTGATCCGCGACTCGCTCACCTGCTACGAGGGGGACGCCGCGACCGAGAACGAGTGGGGGCACGGCTGCGGCTCCTGCCCGGCCTGCGAACTGCGGCGCGACTCCTTCTAC